GCACCGATGTCAACCCACTTTTCTTTAAACCATTTATCTAAGCCTTTAGCCATTATCTTAAAAGTGTAGGCTTTTTCTTTTCAGGAAGAATTTTTGAAAAACCTCTAGCTTGTATTCCTCCGTTATAAGCTTTTACGTGAGTAACTTCTCCGCCTGCTTTATAAGATTTAACTTTTTTGCCATCTAAACCTTTTACTTTTCCCTTGCATACTTTTACACCATAAGCGTTAGCGTATGCTGAAGGATAAACATCAAATTTAGCTTTAGCAGCTCTTTTTCCTCTAGCGCATAATTTTGGCATTTAACATCTCCATCTACGTCTTGCTTGACGTATTCTTGAGTTTGGATCGTTTCTAGTTTTTGCTGAACTTCTTTTAAGTTGCCCTAAAGATCTAGCGCAATAAGACTTTCTTCTTTTTGCTCTTTTGCCTTTAGGATTTTTTTCGGTTACAGCAGTTTGTAATTTAGAGCCGGGATTTTTTCTTCTATAGGCTGCTACACCTTTTTTAGTCATACCAGCACCAGATTTAGTAGGTCTATAATTAGCGCCTTTGCCTGTTGTTGTTTTTGGTATTGCTTTAGCTCTTTTTCTTTCAGCCATTATTATTCTGCGTTATCTATTAATATACCTTCAAAGGTTGCAGATACTGCGTTGTTTTGGTTTTTATTACAAATTGCTCTTACTTCTATATCTGTCTTTTCTTCTAGTCTTAACGGATATAAAAATGGAAATGTAATTTCGCTCTCAACCACATCTATTTTGGTAGCTGTTCTAAATACGCTTCCAAAGCTACGAGTCATAAATCTTACGGTCATATAAACGCCGCCTGATGTTCCTGTACCGTGAGTTGCTGTTCCTGTATTTAAGTAAAATGTTTTGCCTGCTGGAACGGTATAAACAGCCATAAGAGTTTGGGCTTCTCCTGCTGTTATTTTTGCATAAAAAGTTCCTGTCGGTACTCCGCTAGATTCTCCTGTAGTTCCTATATAAATATCGCCTGCATTAGTTCCACCAGTTCCTGCTGTAAGTACATAGGATCTATAAATTCTTAAAAATGATTTTGTGGTCGCTACTTGAGTTTGACCATTTAAAGTAACGTTTTCTGTTATAACGTTATAATTGGTATCAAGACCTTCAATATAAATAGTTCTTGCACCAGTTCCTGCTGAAGTATCGTTAGTATTACTAGAGGATACATACATGATAGCCGCAGCTGCAGGATAAGCATAAATGCCACCACCATCCCAAATAGTTTCATTAACATTAATAATTAATGGATTGTATCCGTATTTGAATAAAGTATTGTGATAAGAAATCTGACCCCTTGAGACTTGAAGCTCAAAGGGTTCAGATGTTCCTACTCTGGATATGGAGGAGTATTCTCTTCCTGCCATGACTAAGATGTAAAGATAGTAACTCTGTCAATATTACTTAATACAACATGAATGCCGGATGGAAACAATACACCAGAATCTGGAATATTTAATGTTTCTGTATCGTTGGCATTACATGGAGCAATGAGCAAGGTAGATCCACTAACGGACCCATCTCTAAAAGTTACTGTTCCGTCAGATCCGCCGCCAGCAATGATGTAACCTCTGAGTCTTGTTCTATCAGAAGTTAAAGAAACGCCACCAGTGGCGCTACTTGTAGCTGTTGCGGTTTTGACATCTGAGCCAGTAATTCTACCTGCCATAATGTGCTCCTATTAAGCGATTGTTGCTAGTACAGATGTTAAAGTTTCTGCTTTCCAAGTAGAGTTAGTGCCATCGTCAGCAACGCAAGTTAGCTTTACTCTTCCATTTGCAGCAGTAGTAGCTGGAAGGGTAAGAGTGTCACCTGCAACGTCTGAAGCTGGGTTAGCAGCTGCACCACCCATTAGTTGTAGAGCACCGTACCAATTTGATACACCAGCTCCGGGCAATACAAATGTTACAGTTTTACCTGAACCAACTGCGGTTGTTACCAAAAATTCGTAAGTAATACCGACATTGTCTGTGCTTAAAGCTGGCATGTTAACTACGATATCGTCAGTTCCGTCAATATTAAAAATAGTTCCAGACTGATCTTTGGTTAAAGTTGTTGTAACAGCAGCACCAGTATTAAGTGTTGAATTATCTACAGTTACTCTAAAGTTTGGTCTTGCATCGTAAGTTGCTTCTACAGTAATTGCTCCTGTAGTTGCATTCTTTGAAACGGATTGAAATCCATTCTCCGATCTTACTGGACCTGAAAATGTTGAATTTGACATATATAGTCTCCTAAATTATGTTGCATTATCTTTGGAGTAAGTCTGCCGAGCCAGTTAATGCAACGGTTTATCTCGGTTTATAGGTACTATACTACTGTTAAGATTGTCTATCAATAGGAAGATCATCGGATGCTTTTTTAAGCAAGTTATGACATTCCACAAGATTTTGGTAGGAACTTTTTATACTTTCGTCTTTACCAAAATGATCCATCAAATCCTGACCTATCATTTCAATTAAAGCTTTAGCAGTTGTGAGTCTGCCAGTGATATCTTTTATCTTTCCTTCTGGTTTCATAAGTTCTTTTATTTCTCTCCTCTGCCTTATGTTATAGCCCTTCAACCAATTTGCAACATTGATCTTCTTTTTCTCAAAATCAGAATAACTTTCCCACTCACGAATTTCATCTATGTTTCTGCCGCAACCTCGGCATATTTCGTCAAAAGGAGCCATTGATGTAGAACATACACCAACACAGGGAGAGTTTGCGAGACTTATTGTCTCATGTAGTGCAATTTTCATGCTATAAACATTATATGCTTACATATTATAAGGCTAAATTAATGTAAAAGTAAATGTTTTGTTAATTTTATTTTTTACCAAAAAGAAAGGGAGCCGAAGCTCCCTTTGCATTTGCAAGGATTACCCTCACCCCGAAAAACGGTTTACGCTCCTTTTGAGCCGAAAACACATCTTGGGTCAGAAACACCGAAAGAATATCTCTCTCTAGCTTTGAATCTGACGTTGCCAGTATCAAAGTCACCTTCCATAGAAGTTGAAAGAGGAGTTCTTTCAAAGTATTTGAACCCATTAGGTGCATCAGTCTTAATAAAGAAAGCATCTGGATCAGTCAAGAAATGGTTAACGCTATAACCCTCTGGCAACATTCCCATGTTTTTAAGAGCGTTAATATCGTTATCAGATGTCCCAACTCTACCGTTAGACATTAAAAGTCTATCAGCCACAAATTGTAATTGTGGTGGAACGATAAGCTTCTGACCTTGGATTGCCAAAGTTAGATTTCTTTCATCTACGAAAGTAGAGATGTCAATCAAAGCATTCTCAAGTGAAGTTTCGTTCAAGTCGGCATCAGTTGAAGGCTCATTTCTGAAAGTTCCGCCATACGCTAGTGGGTGGTCAGTAGCACAAAGCTCTTTACCATCACCAAAGGTGAAGCTTGAGTTAAACGCATTGTTTAACACAGCTGCAGCTTTGATCTGCTTGGTATGAGCCATTGATCTAGCCAATGCTCTTGTGTACCTTGCTCCCAATCTATCGTATAGATTATCTTCTACTGCTTCTTCTGTTAATGCAAAAGCTAAAGCAATTGTCTCGTGTGTGTAACGAGCTGTGTATGCTTCTGTAGCATTGTCAAAAGAAACGCCTTGCCCTTCGTTTTTAACTGGGGCATTTCCGAAACCGGTAAGCATTACCTCTTCTTCAAAAGCTCTATCTGAAGATTCTTGCTCATAAATTTCTTCGTGTTCTTTTTCGTATCTATCGTATTCAAGACCGAAAAGAGCATTTAGACCGGGTTCGAGTTCTTTAATAAGTTGACTTCTTGAAATCGCCATTATTAGACTCCTACAGTTGTAGCATAAAAATGCTCGTTAATTTTCACAAGAAGATTCACGTTAGCTGAATCTGAACCTGTGCCCAATGTGTTATTGCTAGGGTCTGAAGAGACTCCAACAATACGTAATTGTGCAGATGTCGCTGCAGTGGTTCCAGATATTTCTACCTTAGAAACACCACTTTGATTATTACCAGCTGTGTAAACAATATCAGCGTTGTTACCAACAACTGTTTGTTGTACGCCTGAGGTAGCTGCACTTTGAACCTCGAATATAGCATCCGGGTCATCTATAACACTCGCAACAATATCTGAAGCAGAAATACTGCCCGGATATCTGTTAGAGAATGTTGGTTTACTTGAAGTTGGATCTGTATAGAAACATCCGTTAAATACGCCAAGAATAGTATCACCAGCTGCTGCTGCAGTGATAGTACCAGTGTTTAGCATTTTAACAGGGTCACCCATATAGATCGCTGTCGTTGCGCCTGAAGCAATTGAGTATTGGGTTTGTCCTCCATTTTGAATAGCGGAACCAACCGACCCAACAGGTTTCAAGCCAAACGGTGCATCTTTATTAGCCATAAAAGACTCCTATTTGTTATGGCAATCAGCTATCTTCAAATTTTTGCTGACCACCAAAAGTTACTCTACTTTGTCGGTCAGGTTTACTTATTGGCATAGATGGATGTTCATTTCTCATTAGATCATTGTCCACAGCATCCATTTGGTTCTGTGTTTTCTGCTTATAGTAAGCATTCCTTTGATCTACGAGATCTGTATCAATCTTAGCCAGCATTAAACCGCCGACTCCTACGTGACCAGCGTGTCTGCCATCATCCATAGTTGGTAGTTCTATTCCTACCTCCTCTGGTTTGACTAATTCATAACCTTCTCTGAATTTAGATGTTACATTTCTGCGATCTTCCTGACCTCCGAATTCGGCACGTATCCAACGATACTTTGTACCCGGAGGCGGGCTTCCTGCGTCAAGTGCAGAGCTTGGTTTCCAGACCTTTTTGCGTGTGCTAGTCTTTTCACGTGTGTCAGCGGATCTTGGGATCCGAGTTTTTCTATTGTTATCTTGGTTCATATTTATTACCTTTTGACAAACCTAGCGTATTCCTTAAGTGGTACATTTAGCTTTTTAGCCATTTCTACCTCTGAAGGTGTAAGCTTTATTTGCTTTGAGCGCCCAGTTTTTGTTATGCGTGTTGCTGAAGCTACCGTTTGGGCGGTTTTAGGAGCTTCTTTCACGTCTGTAAACTTTTGAGGAAAATTACTTTTCACTCTGCTGTCTATTTCAGAATAATACTCATCGCTTGTTGGGTCAAACCCTTCATCAAGCAAATCTTCATGAATTGCTTGAGCTGCTCTGGTCATTACTCTGTCAGTTCCGAACCATTGGTTCTTCTCTGCCCATTCTAATGCTTTTCGGTCAGGTTTTGCAACAGCTTGTTGATTAGCAGCATAAATTTGTTGCTGCTGTACTTGATTGCTTGCATAAGCTTCTCTTTGTTTTTTCTGAACTTCTGCATTTTGTTTTGCTATACGCAGCCTTTCTTTTTCAATAGAAAGCTGTGCTAACAACTCTTGTGCTTCAGCCATTTTGTCTATATCGCCTGATTCATAGGCTGCTTTATAAGAAGCTTTTACATCATTTACTTGTGTGTTGATTCTAGTTTCAAATTCTTTTTGGTAACCATCATCTAAGCTTGAATATTGTTCTTGCAATTTTTTATTTTGATCTTGCAAGCTTCTAGCATATTCAAGAGCACTCTTTTGCGCTCTCTCTGCTTCACGCCATTTTTTAGTCAGTTCATTAATTCTTTTTTGAACTGAGCTAGTGTGATCTTTTAACTCCTCTTCAGAACGAGAATCACCTGCTTGTTGCTCTTGAGATTCTTCTTGAGATTCTTCTTGCGAATCATCTTCAGAATCGTCATCAATTTCAACAACGTTCTCTTCTTGCTCTTCTACCAAATTTTTTTCTTCTTCTGCCATTTTGCGCTCCTTTATGTGCGAATATCATCTGGATGATGAATAGTTGCGATAACTTCGTCATCGTTAATAATACGAACTTCATGGTCGTCTTCTAAGCTTAGTCTACAACCTGCGTATCTACCAAAAATTATCCAGTCGCCTTCTTTACACCAAGGCTTTCCTTCAAATTTACCTTCGTCTGTATAAGCAAGATCGCCAACTTTTAAAACATAGCCTACGGTTGAGGCAACTGCTTCTCTATCAACGGTTTGCTTAGTCAAGACAATACCACCATCTGTCACGCCTTTACCTTTGTATGGAAGTATTAATAACCTCCACCCAACAGGACTAGGCATCCTCTCTAAAGCTGATTTATCTAGTTTGGAAGGATCTAAAACAAGCTCCGATTCTTTAACGTATGCTTTTTTTAGACTTAAGTTATCCTTCTTCTCCTCTGTCATTGTCGTCTCCTTTAAGCAGGTCTTGTAATAATTGCTCTATGGAAGTTAGACCTGAAAGTTCTCCCATGAGGAACTGGTATTGCTCCATGTTCTTAATCCCTCCGGATAATAACACATTTTCAACACCATCTTTAGCTTTTCTTATTTCTCGCAAAGTTTTTTCTGCGATATATAAACCGCTCATATCTTCTCCTATCTACCAAAATTAA